CAACCACTGATCCAGTCTCGCCGCAGTTCTCCAGAGGCCCAGTTGATAAAACTGGTTCCTCATGGAGACGGCCGAGATAATAGTCTCCGGAGCGTCCCCACGTGATGCAGGGAGCAATTGTCTACAACGCACGATTGAAACATCGTGACCGTTGTAATACTCCTTGCCACAAGACTCTCTGAACTTGCCAGTCCAGAAAGACTTGTCAGCATTAACTATGTACCCAAAAGTACTTAGCATGCTGATCACGTGCTCGACGTAATCTACGGGAACGATAATATCGTCACCGTAGACGCGCACCCGACCCTTAAAGGACTTAATGTCCCGCTGGGTCAACCGTCTGTTGAGCCCCTGTTCAATCCCCATAAAGGCCAAAGTCGTAAAGACCATAGCCTCAAAAGGGAAAGGTCAGGGCTGAACCCATAGACGCGAACTTGGCTAGGCGTTGAACGCCATGACCAGGTACATCAGCCTTCCGACTCCTACAAGCATCCACAGCTCTTGCGAGATGCGGATGCCGACTAAGTAGGAGGCGTACATGCTGATTCGAAACGCGATCGGAAGCCTCACTCAGATCGAGTGTGGCCAAGGATCCATCAATGGATCCTCTTCTAGCCATGGACTGATTAGGTCCTTGGTCGTCGAATCCGACGATGCTCCCCATATTGTCAGAACGGGAAATAGCATCAACGAGTACCTCCATGATCCCTTGCTGCACATATTGCATTGCAGTGGGTTCAACGGCGATAATTCGTGGCGTTTTGAGCGTTTTAGGAACTGAGATAACCTTGACAGGTCTCTCAGCTCCGGGTTCGAGGTAGTGAAGTCGGCTAGCGTCATAATGACGCCAATTTGGAAAGATGTACTCCCCAGCAGGGAAGTACTCCTCCAAACGCCCAGGCCACTCTTGCTGCTTATACTTCGCGTTACCGCGGAGTTTGTCAGCAGTGGCACCAGGCCCGTGCTTCGGAACGACGTTTCCCCAGTAGATGTCTCCATCCACCTGGGACAATACGTCAGCCCAAAGTAGTCTCGATACGCGTGTAAAGTCCTCCTTGGTAGAAGGACCGAGCCGTGCATCGGCACTCTTCACTCCCTTCTCACTCTCGATGTAACCATCCATTGCTTTTCGCACCCGCTTTGGCGTGCAGGGCATAGCCAGCTTGTTGAACATCAGTGTCAACTGACGAACAGCAAAAATGGCATCAACGGACGGATCATCGAGCAACAGTCCGGTCTTCCGGTCGAAGATGAGACCGAGGAAACCTCCTAGAAATAGGGGGAGACCTCCTCTCCCGCGGGTAAAACCGCGGAAGAGTTGAGAGTCTACCTTCCCTTGCTCGAGACCTTTTTGGAGGTCAGAAGCAAAGGTTGGTAAGGTAATCGTGAGAAACGATAACCCTTCACCTTCTTCCCGCCTCAGGATCGTTTTCCAATCCTGAGTGGTGCTAACGCCACACCAGGTTCCGACCTCGGTCAGAACCTCCTGTACTAGAGACATCAGGCTTTTCAAGGCCCCCTCTTTCAATAGAAGGTAGGTCTTCCCTAGCCGATGTCACTCGTCGACATCGGGGGTTAATTACTCCCCCGAGTAACTGCCATTGATAAGGCAGCCAGTCCTCTTCTAACCCCGCAAGGGGCTTAGTTCTCGCCACCCAAGAGCTGGGTGGTACGAGCACCCGAAGTCGCAGTGAGGTACGCGGTTAGCGCATCCACAATCTGCTTCTGCTCCGCAATCGTAAACCCGGTATCCGGAACATCCACCACGAGATAAGTACTCATGGAGTATTTGATGTTCTGGGCCGAGATCAACGGGTTAGGAGCAATCTTCGAGAAGTCAATGCGGGCTGTATGACGCGTCCTCTTTCCAGAGGAGTGAGCGACAGACAGCCGGACAGTTCCGTCGTCCTTAGTAAAGACGCCGTTACTGACACCACTGCTCGTACGCGGAAGCGTCTGAGCAATCGCATTGATGGTGATGGACTGTGGGTCGGCGAATGCCATGGCAAGTCTCCAAACAGGTTGCTCCGCGTCAACTTTATGACGCGGATGAGGAAGATGAACGGAATCCAGGATACCTTTTGGGTCCCTTCAACCGCACATCATGCGAGGTGGAGTTGTTTTCTCCAGACCCCACTTACCGCACTCGGCTGACACCGAGGGCGGTCAT